CGTATGTTTATCCGGCAGTTGCACCAGGTACCAGGAGTCGGTGTAGTACCCGTACCACACCACATTGGTACCTTTCGGAATAGTTTTCAAAATGTTTTTTGATGATGTACTGGACGCTGAAGAGCGAACATTCAAGGCACTTGCAGTCACCTTGAACACCACCGCAGACCTTACCGATTTGTCCTTGCTGCGTGCCGGCGCAACAGCTGAAGAAGATTTTTTCGGAGCCTCTTCGGATGCTTTGCTGGTATATTTTGGCAGACAAAAACCTCTGATGTACTTGCCGTTCACATTCAAGTTGCGATAGCCAACAGAGTTGTTTTTGTTTCCCTCAATGACCAAAATATTTCCGTTCGCAACACTTACAACAAGGCCAACGTGTTCCGGATGTCCGGTGTTGTCACCCTTCCCATCATCGTCCCAATCGTACATGACAAGATCTCCGGCCGATGGTTTGTAAGAGTCTGATTCTTTCCATCGACCAATTTTTTTATAGAGCTCAATCATCTTTGCGCAGCTGCATTCAGTCGGTGCAATGTCTGTCAGTCCGGCCTTGATGAAGACCGCTGAGACAGTCGTTGCACACCACGCATCGGAGTATTTTACCTTGTAACCACGAGCGAGCGGCTTGTGTGAATTGTAGAGATCAATAATTTTTTTGTGGCTGCCGTCACTCTCTTTGCAGCCGATCCAGCCTTGTGCAATGGCTACAACTTGCTTTCGAAGTTGCTGTTCAGTCATTGTGATTCAACTCCTTTAGAGTTTTTTACGGCACTCTCAATTTGAATTGTGAGCCATGAATCAAGGTCTGAAAAAGTTTTTGTGAGCCACCTTTTCGTACTTGCTTCCATGACCTCCAGCGCTGCCGATTTCGCTTTTTCAAAAGCGATTTGCTTTGCTTCATCATCGAAATTTCCTTCTCGCTTCAGAGCCTTTACAAAGGTCTGATTCACGAATTCAACAGAGTTGAAAACAGCATCGAGAGCAGCTGCGTGGTTTGCATCAGCAACCTTCAGCGAGATAAATTGAAAAGCATATCGCAATACCAAAGGCAGAGCGACAGTGAGTAGCACATATAAAACATCGTCAATGGTAATCATTGACCGCACCTCCATTGTGTGTATAGTGATGTGTATGTGTAGAACTCAAAGCAAAAAAGATATGAATGCCGACACGCTGGCAGCCACGATGGCAGCCGTGATGTTGTCCCACCACAGTCTCGGCCGGCGTTCGATTTCATGTAATCGCTCCTCATGATCCCGGATGGTTTCACCCTGGCTCCGGATAATTTCGGTCAGTTGGATGTTGCATTTACTGACCTCCTGAGTGAGCGTTTCGATTTTTTCCAAGCGCTCTTTGTCTCGTTGAAAACGCTCGTCAAAGGCTTTCACTCGCAAGGCGCAGACCTCTTCCGTCACTAATTTCTCCGGCATGACTCCACCTCCTAGCTCGTTGCTTTCTGTCTTTTCAGGTCCGCACGGACACGGCGCACGGAACGGTCCATAGAGGATGAAGCGCTGAATTTCGCCGCTTCCTCTGTCAACCCGGGAGCATTGATGGTGGCACTCAGACCGCCCTTGAAGTCAAAAGTTTGCTTCATGATCGGCACGCTCCACACGGTTCCATATCGGTCTGTGAGCGTCACCACATCCCCTGCTTCAAATGCCGGGTTGCCCCTCCATTGAACATTGCAGGGCATATACTCTGTGACCGGCATATTGGATTGAATGGTGTTGAGCATATCCGCTGTGATAAGCGGATTGGTGTAATCCGTGGCGCCGCTGTCATATTTGATTTCATTTCCCTCTGGGTCAGTCGTAGAAGGAGTGTCTGGAATAACCTGATTGTTGCAGCTGTGAAGGTTCTCTTCGTATGATTTCGGGAAAACAAGATGAGAGCCATAAGGCAAATAGCCAAGCTGCACCTGAATGTCAGACGGGTAAAATGGCGTGTTATAGATGTCACAGGATGAAGCCATGACATGGGTATAAAACAGGAAGCCGGCATTATCTCCCCGGATATATGCCTGAAGCCTAACAGGGTCATTCGGCCAAAGAGGGACCCGGTAATTGTCCGAATCCGTGTAGGTATTTGCCGATGGGTCATACTTGTAAAACTTCCACATCCATTCCTTCGAATCAGATTCATCATTCGGGAAGCCCATTCGGAACCAATAGCGAGGGAATGAAGAGTGAAGCGTGAAGGTCATATGGTCGTTGTCCGGGTCGTTGATCCCGCTTGTAAACCAGAACTCATCAGCATAGAGCAAAGTAAAATATCCCTGCACCAATTTGGCCGTACCGTCCAGCAGCTCCACGTTGGATGTCCAGTCGCTCGGGCTATAATAAAGCACCCAGTTTTTCGGGAGTGCTGCCATATTGAGCGGACAGTAAACAAGGGTATCGTCATAATAGGCGCTCTCATCCGTTGGGTCGAAAGAACAAAACGGACACTGGGTAAAGTACTTGCCGACATCCCAGCTGTACCGTGTGGACGGGTTCACGGCCTCCCCCGAAGATGGGACACCAAAATTATCTCCTATGTAGACCGCTCCGAGCGTATAGCTGAATATCTCCGTACCGTCCTCAGTCCTTTTATAAAAGTTCGCTGCGTACAGATCTGAAATCTCAAATTCCGCAGATGAGTCAAGGTATTCAAATCCTCCCCAGCCGACAGGATAGATATGGTCGGCCCGACTATTGTTTGAAAGGTAAATTTGAGAAGCGGTGGCCGTGACCGTTGTACCATCCAGGGTGACCGTCACATCATCTGAAAAGCAAACCATCAAGTCAGAAATGATTGCCCATTTATTGAGCCCCGTAATTTCTCTGGGATCCTGAAGATAGGAAAACTCAGAATCCGTGTTTGTGTCTGTATCGGCTGGATCTTCCGCATCCGGATTGTCCGGGTCAGACGGAGGAGCCGTGGAAACCAGAGTTTCCCCTAAGTCGGTGTACACGGAAAATCGGGAGCGGATAGGGGAGTCATTCAGGCGCTTAAAACCGCCCATGACAATCTGCTCTGTCTGAATACCCTTCCCGATGGATCGGTACCATTCGATGGCTATTTTCCCGTCCCTCGTTGCTTTGGCATACTTCCCGCACATCCCGGCTAAGTAGCCAAGGATTTCTCGGAGACTGTAGCCCTCCGGTTTTTCCTCAATGGTGATATCCGGGAAGCTGCCCGTGGATGTTGCCAGGGTCAAACCGGCCTTGCTCACCACATCCTGAATCATGGCCGAAACCGTAGTAGGGAAGGAGAGCTTGCATTCATAAGCACCGCCCAGCTTCACCATGGCATCCTGGGCAACGATATCCACCGTTTTATAATCATCGGAGCTGGAAGGGTCGGTGATCCAGAAGGTACCCATGAGCACATATTCAATGCTCCCGTCCTCCAGCTCTATCCCTCTTTCGATGGTCATTTGCTGCCCGGCATAACCTACACCGCTTTGATATTTGATCTTCACATTTGCCTGGGCAGAACAAGCGCACCCGGGCTTCATGACCTCGCCTTCGTTGACCGCTTCCGTAATGGAAACGCTGCGGATATGTTCACCGGTGAGCACGGTACTTCCGATGGTTACCCGGCTATGGTTAATTCTTCTGCATTGTGCCGATACAGCGCTTTGGAAATCACCGCTTACATTCTGCATTGGCACTCCTCCTATTGCTCAACAAGCTCTACGGGATCGATTTCCCAAAGTCGGGTGCCGTCCCGGTAGATCCGGAGCATATTTATCTTTCGGTCCCCACAATAGAAGGTGCTGGTTACCCAATCATCCTCCCGGGGGTCTATGTACTTGATTTCAAAAAAATCCTTTTGCATGGAAGCAAGGAAGGATTTCAGCTTATCTCCGGTCAGAGGGGCAGGGCCGGCGCCGATGGTGACCTTTGTTGCCACCCTATCCCGGCAAGCCAGCCCTGTTCCTTCACTTCGATAGGTGCCGTTGGCATCGTCCAAGTCGGAGATCTGAAAGCTGTAACTCTGGAGGGCAAAGGCCACTCCATCTATCTCAATGATTTCCTCTGCCATTGAAAATGCCTCCTAGACGGTCAGGGGTGACCGGCCCCTGAGCCGTGTTTCGTTGTTATGCCGGCGAACCACATCTTTATAGATTGGCTCCCCGTTCAGCTCCACGCTAAGCTGGATCGGCTGATTGCTGCCGGTGGCACCGGTGCCCATGACAGAGCGGACGGCTTCGGCCACGCCCTGGGAAACAGCTTGTACAATGCCATCCTGATTCAGAACGGCGCTTTTATTTCCCATGCTTCCGACAAGCTCCGGACCGGATTCATTCGCAATGAATAGCTGCCCGGTGTTCGGAACGAGCCCCCCGGTGGCCAGCGTAGGAAGAAGATCCATGGAAAAGTCTACTTCCGGAATCTCCAGGAATCCGTTTCGGTTTACGCTCAGACCCAGGAGATCGGCGCAGTCGGCTATAATGTCAGCAATTGGCGCCAGAAGGAAATTGATCAATTTGATAATCAAATTCACAAGGCTTTCCACCAAAACAACGCAGCCGTTAATGAGTCCAATTCCGATGTTCAAAATGCCCTTCCAGGCTCGGTCCCAGTCGTTGGTGAAAATCCCGGCTACAAAGTCGATGAGCCCTCCGAAGATAACCTTCAGCTGCTCTATGAATTCACCGAAATTCCCGGTCAAGGCCAATGCTGCCACAAGAGCCGCAATGACAAGGCCAACAGGGGAGAGGAGAGCGCTAAAGGCAGCACTCAGGGCTGATATGGTGCCGCTAAAACCCATAAAGATATTGACAATCTTATTCAGCACCATTAAGCCAAGAATGCCGGTAACCAGCATGGACACCAGCTCCTCGTTCTCTTCCAGCCAGGTTGCCAGGTCATTCAGACGGTCAACTAACCATGTGAGAAGAGATTCACCCTCCGGAACGCCCAAGAGGTTTTCCAGAATGTCACGGACACCGGAAAAAATATTTCCCAGAGCCTTCGCAACCCGGCTCGCAGCATTCCGGAGCGGTTCGAAGGAAGCTGCCTGTTCGGAAGTGTCCACGGTCTTGAAGGAAAGCAAGGGATCCGCTGTTCCATCGTCTGTGTCCTGCTGGCCTAAGAGGTTAAAACGGTCAAAGCCGGCAAGGTTTTTCTTCAGCTGTTTGGCGTTGCTCGCAGCGGTGCCCAGGGATTTTGCGTAATCCTCGGCTTGATACACCGCAACGGTGGTTTGTGTCTGCCCGAATAGCGCTCCCAGCTGAAGGGTCAGCTGCGTAATCACGCTGGAGAGCTTGCCAAGCAAAGCCTCTACCAATGGAGTCACAGCATTGATGATCGGTGCCAGCAGTGTTGCAAAGGAGTTTTTCAGCTGCGTGACGCTACTTTTCATCCTGGACATCGAAGAGTTGAAGGCCGAATCATACTGGGCGAGGTTCTGAATGCCCTCTTTGGTCAGTCGGATGATGGAGCGGACGGCCATCCTCACGGCCATGAGCGAAAGCACCCGGGTTATGCTTACAAAGCTCCGGTTCGCTTTTTTCGCTTCTTTATCCAGCATGACAGCGTTATACTTCGCCTGAAGCAATCCTTTGGCCGTCAGTTTGGCATTCTGAGCGATTGCTTTCAGTCCACCGATTTGCCCCAATGACCGTTGGAGCTTCACCGCTTCTTTCTGCGCAGCTGTTAGATCCATCTGCATTTTCCGGACGCTGGAGCTCCGGTCTGCGGTCTTTCCGGTGGTCTGAGCGGAAGATATTTTCCCCTGGAGAGCGGCAATTCTCTTTTGAACGGACTCCAGCTGTTCCATATCCTCTTTCTGCTGGTGGAGTTTGCCTACATCCATTCCTACGGAAAGCCCGGATATTTCAGATTGAAGCTCGGTTGCTCTCGCTGTCAGAGCATCCATTTCTGCATTGATCCGCTCCGGTTCATCGGAGCCGGTCAATTTCATCTGCTGTTTGCCGAAAAGCATCTTCCAGACAACGGCTGCCTGTTCCAGCTTTTTAAGCTCTTTCCCAATCTCTTTCAGTTCTGCTTTTGCTTCCTTAATCTTGGCCAGGTCTGTTTCGGAAGGCCCATAGATTGCCCGGGTAAGCTCCACATGGGCCGTCTGAGCGGCATCCAGCTTCGCCTTATTCTTCTCATAACCGGGAACATCCCCGGTTGCTATGGAGCGCTGCATGGCCGCATGGAGCCTGTCTATCTCTTTCTGCAATGCTGCGGCATACTTCTCAGCCTTACGCAGCTCCTCCACACTTTCTATCTTTGTCTGGCCGGAAGCAAATCTGTCCCAGGCACCGTCAGCAGATTGCACGGCTGCCTCGAATTGCGCCAGAGCGGCCCGGTTGGCTGCTAACTTGCGCTCTTCCCGGGCGAGGGCTTTTGTATCACCGGAAACCTGGTACTTGATGATATTGTTTTTGTTCCGGGTGATAGCCTTCTCCAGCCGGGCAACCTCTTTTTGTGCTTCTGAAAGGTCAGCGGTGGTGTGGATCCGAATGTCCACTTGCTCGCCGTCCCATATTTTTTGGATTTCTGCTGCTGCCCGTTCGTTGTCGGCCCGGACTTTATCCAGGTCCACTTCCGGGGCAACCCTCGGCAATTCTGCCGGCTCAAAATCCTCTGACTCTTCATAGGTCACCGGCACCACAATTTCTTCCGCTTCCGCTGGCTCAATAGTGAATTCCGGTGGATCTGTTACGGTAGGGGCAGGAATGTCCTTGCCGGTGATGTTGGCAGCGTCCACCTTATCGGCTGCGATATCCATGTAGGCCCGGAGCTGCCGGGTGGCTTCCTCCAGCTCTCCGCTAAGGCGTTTCACGGAGGAAGAGTCTGCCTTTACAGACATTGCACCCTTTAATTTCTGTTGGAGCCGGTTGACTTGTGCTTCCGATTGCCTCAGAAGGCGCAAACTTTCCTTGATAGAGCTGGACATAGCCGCATTTTTATCCCCGGTGCCCAGGGCTTTTTTGACCGCTTCCAGCTTGTTCTTCAGCTCATCCAGCTCTCGCAGGGCTTCGTCAGCATCCGAAACGACTTGCATTTCCAGCGTTTCATTTGGATTCATGGCCTTCACCTCTGCTTTTGTGTGTATATTGATGTTTATGTGTAGCTTTTCGCCCAGCTGCGTGCTGCGCTGCCCAGGCAGCAAACCTCGCAGCGTGGTCCGCACCGGTCATATTTCGCTCCCGGTCGGCTGTGATCGTCAGCGGTTCGGCCGGATATTTCGTCCGGGAATCGAATAGACTTCCTACGGCATGACGGGTGTAAACCCCGATTTGCCATGCCAGGAGATCTATTTTGGTGCGCTCTGCCTCCAGTTCATGCTTCAGCTTCATTTGGTAGGCATCCACGAACGGCTGAAGCGTCCGTGGATTCAGGTCCCAAAAAGTTTCATATGGAACGGAAAGGGCAAGCGCCTGGGGCAGAAAGGAAGAGAAGATCAGCTCCGTAAAGGTGCTTACTTCTGTTCCTCCGTCTGGCTCAGACTCTCCAGGAGCTTTGTAAAAAAAGCGGAATCTTCCAAGGCTTTTCTGAAAGCAGAGAAGATGGAAGCAAACTCTCCACCGCCCAAAATGTGCTGTTCCAGGAGTCGGTCTGCTTCGTCCAAATTGCAGCCAACAACAATGCTGGTGAATACTTGCGCCGTGGTGAATAGGTAATCTCCACCGGCGAGCTGGAATACGGAAAGACCGGATTTCTCCATCATAGGTAGATGGCGAAAGGTCAGATCCGGAACATCATAGGTTTTCTGATTGATTTTAATTTTGCTCATGGATTAAGCTCCCTCCGTTGGATCTACAAGGCGCAATGGCTCTTCGCCCTCATCGGAAATGGTGAAGGTAAATGCACGTGCGGCGCCGGATTCACCTTCAGAGATAAAGGCATTGATACGGCCTTCCCATTCCCAAAGGCCATCTGAGCCCTCTTCGTCACCGAAAGCCAGGCGCCATTTTTCCACCGTGCCGGCAATCTGAAGGTCATAAACCTTCTTGTAGGCAGCAACCGTATAGTTGGCGCCGAATTCCATCTTCTGCGTGTCCTCCAGACCGGAAATGTAGCGCTTTTTCGTGTCGGAAAGGGTGGTTACCTCTACTTGCTCCGGTTCCCCGCCCAGCTGCGGGTACTTGGTAATGTCCACGAATTTTGTAAATGTCATTTCGCCGCCTTCATCAGCGGTACCGTGAAGAAGGAAAGTCTTATTTGTCAGCATGGCAATAGCATTGATATCTGTTGCAGCCATTCTCATCACTCCCAAAAGTAAAATAAAATGCCACCCCGAAAACGAGGTGGCACTATGGCACTATTCCGTATAGACTTTTCCGGTAGTGCTAATCAGGTTGCCGTCATAGAGTGACAGCATCTTTAAGATGTTGCTATTGCTCGATGTCACACGCTGGGGGCCAAAGGTACGTATGAGCCCCACAGACGCTAGGAAGGTATCAGCAGACGCCAGGAGCGCTTTGGCAGCTTCCTTATCGTTGCCTTGGGTGTATGCAGTTACCCGGAAGCTGGGAGCGTACAGGGACGGCAGTGGGGAACTGTCCAGGTACTTCACAGCAACAGGGTTACTTAGCATCTCAAAGGCGACGTAGGGGAGGGTAGGGGGTGAATCGCTTTCGATTGTCCCACACTCACAGCCTACAGCACGTTTGACGCCTGTAAATAGATATGCTTCGTAATCCTGCATAGTTAATCCCACCCAAATGCTTGATTGATAGCTGCCCGGATATATAGCGGTAATTCCTGGGCGGTGTCATGCCAGAACGGCCGGGCCGGCTGGCCCTGAGTCCAATATCTCTTGCCGTTCTTCGGATAAAACCAACCAATCTCTCCATCCTCACGCTGAAAGATCTTCTCTCCCCGGGCATACCGGGAAGCATCAGCATTGGGATGGGGATGGTCGTTTCCGATGATGCCGGTACCGTATTCGACATCGATTGCATAGTTATGGCCATGGCCATTGTCGGCATAACAAGTGAAACGATAGACTCCCGGCCGGACTTGCTGGGGAGCGGTTACGCTGGAGATCAGCTTGCCGGTGTCGATGGCGTCATATTCCGCTATCTTCAGCCGGGCAAGATGTACCCCGATTTGTGCCAGCCGGAGAGCCACTTCATCACACTTTGCCTGGTACCATTTTTTGCGGTCTCCCAATTCCTTGATAGCCCGGTTAAGATCCGAAACGGATAGCCGGAAATGTATGCGGGGCATATCAAACAATCCTTTCAATGGCATAGAGATTCTGATTCAACCCTTCTGCCACTCGAATTACCCGGTAATCTGGCCCTCCATCAGCTGGGGAGCGTTCGATCCAGAGCCGGGATTGCTCTGTTAAACCCAACCGATTTACGGTGCAAATTACACGGTCATACTGGACTGAAGAGCCGAAAGCCTCTATATCAGAGGGTCCGGTCGCAGCCGTGATATGTGCCCGGATGGAAACAGGCTCCGAATAGACCTCTTGATATTGCCCGGTTTCGATGGGATTGCCGGACGGATCCGCAAGACCCTCTTTATAAACAGGGTCTTTTCGGAGGTAAAGGGAATACCAAAAAGCACGCTGGTTTCGGAAGCAGTCTCTCATTCCGAATCCCCTCCGACCGTTACGGCCATGGGCACCACACGGCGCATAAGGCTTTTGGAAATGCCGGCAGATTCA